AAATTAAGTACAGATAGTACTTATAGTGCAGTGGCTACTAGTGGAACAACTGGGGTAAGAATAGCTTCTCCATTAACTGATACAAGTACTTCAACTCAAGTATTAGGGCTAACGGCTTCAACATCTTACAATTTAAAAATTGTAGTAACAGGTGGTATTCATGAAGGTGAATCTAATCTTGTAACAATTGTAACTATACCCTAGTAATCCTACTAATATAGTAGGTCAATCAATACTAGGAGAAATGATTGTTGGATAAAAATATAATCCAATATATTGTTGATTGACAAAAGAATAAATTAAATGAATATTAAGAATGAGTATCTATATGGTACTCATCTATTAGTATTATAACAAATAAATTAAAACAATATATAAGGGAAGTGAATATATAAATGGACTTTAATTCAATAGGAGAAATGTATGCTGAATTAGAAAAACAAATTAAAACGGATTTGATGATAGAAGCACAAAAAATACATTTGGCAATTCAAGATTATATTATATCAGATATATACCAAACGTATAGTCCAAAATTCTATGACAGAACAGGAACTCTTTTAAATAGTATTGAAGTATCTCCTGTTAAGAAAAATGGAGATGAATATACTATTGAGATATATGTAAAAGATGAATTACATGATATAGCTTTTTGGGAAACAGGTGAACAAAGAACATTGACCGAAATACTAGAATATTTTGCTGAAGGGCATGGATATGGTCGAGGTGGAATTAAATTAAATCCAATGCAATCAGTATGGGAAAATGAGTGTAAAGATGTAATTAATAATCTTTTAGACTATCTTAAAAGGCGTGGTTTTGATTTTACATAATAAGAAAATAAATTGTTCATTTTATTGCAATATAAATTATTTAAACAAATTAAAAGAAATAGTATTGACTTTATTTTTAAAATGGAGTAATATTACATTAAAGATAATTTAATGTATAAATAAATAAAGTCAATACATAATTTGAAAAACGTATATTTTAATGATGTTCTCCGACATCAAAATTTATTTAATGTATGTATGAGTAGTTATGACTAGGGGTAGCTCCCTTAGTCAGATTATTCTAATTAAATAAATAATGGGGAATATGATTAAAATGTATGTGAAATTAATACATACATTAAATAAATTAAAATAAAAAGGAGATGTTTCATTATGGAACAAAATAAAATTATTAAACTATTTACAGATGAAAAAGTAGAAGTAAAGGAACGAGAATTCACAAAAATTTTAGGTGGTTTTTCAGAAACAAGTCCCGTAATTACTGATAAACAAATCGGAGATTTACTTGGATATGCAAAAGGTGCTAGGCAGGTTAGAGATCAAGTTAATAGTAATTTACAACATTTTACGAGAGATGATATTATTGATTTACAACGTGGAGATGGGAGCGACACGTTTGCTGAAGTATTGAAAACACTAGGCTACGCAAAACAATCTATAACACAAGCTAAAAATATTTATGTGTTTTCTGAAGCAGGTTTTCTATTATATTTAAAGTTTGCCGAAGGTGATAAATCAGTAGAATTATACAAAGATTTTATTGAAGACTACTTTAAAACAAAAGCTGAGAATATAGTAATGGAAAAGACATTAGAAGAAACTAAGCAAGCACTAATTGATGAAAGAAAATACATATTAGGTAGTGTTATTTTTGAAACTGATACAACTAAGAAAATGCAACTGTTACAAAGAGATAAAAAATTAGAAGAACAAATAAATGAAATAGAAAAGACTTTAGCTAAGGAAGAATTAATGGAACAATTAAAAGATAAATTAGCTATTGCATATGCATTTGAACAATCTAATAAAGAATATAGTATTGGTACATTTGCTAGATTCTTAAATATTAAGAATTTCGGACAAAATAAATTATTTGAATGGATGAGAGATAGCGAAATATTAATGAAAAACAATGAGCCATATCAAAGATTTATGAATAATTTTCATGTTATACCAGTTAAGAAAAATAAATTTACTGGTAGTAAAACTTTGATTAAAGCAAATGGAGTATCATACATAGTAAAGAGATTAATAAAAGATGGTAAAATTCAATCTAAAACTTACGAGGAAATTATAAATGATATCAATGAAAATTTACAATCAGAAGCTAGTTAGAAATAAATTAATATAAATAAAAATAAATGACTACATAGAAATGGACTAAATTAAATATGAATAAAATTATTAGACTAGATACTAAAAAGGTATTCTAGTCTTTTTATGTAGAAATTACAAAGGAATTATTGACTCTATCCGAAAATAGTATTATTATATATCTATAACCAATACATGAAAATAATGGTATGGAATAATAATACTAAGGGGATGAATAATTATGAATAAAATCTTTAAAAAGTTTATTGTAATGGGAATAATAGCTAGTTCGATAAGTATATTGCCTTTGACAGGAGCAAGTGCAGAGTGGAAACAAGACTCTAAAGGTTGGTGGAATACTGAAGGAAGTTCATGGTCAGTAGGTTGGAAGCAAATCGATTCTAAATGGTACTATTTTGGACAAGACGGTTATATGGCACATGATACTATTGTTGATGGATATAAAATTGATAATAATGGAGTATGGATTCAAAATAACACTGTAAACAATACAACAGAAACAAGTACAAATGTTTCGAATACGGCTAACAGTAATAATAGTTCTAATACTAATTTAACTAATAACATAGATAATAGTACAAGTAGTAATTCAAGCGTTACATTAAATAATACTGGTGTGATTAATGCTAATACAACTAATAATGTTGCTGTTGATAACACTAGTAAAGAAGAAAAAGATTATTATAAAGAATTGAAGAAAAGTCAACAAAATGCACAAGATGATTTAAAAGCATATTATCAAAAACAATTAAATCAAGCTAAAGATGATTTAGCAGAAGCGAAAAAAGGATTAGATAATGTTAAAAGTCAATTAACTATTAAGACATTAGCAAAACAATCGGATGGAACTTGGCAATATGTACCTTCTGTCGATACTTCAAAAGTTGCTCAATATGAAAAGAAAGTGAAAACTTATCAAGATTTAGTTGATTATTATGGGAAATTAGTTAAATAATTATAAACTTAAAAGACTTTAGAGATTATTAAATTAATTCTAAGGTCTTTTATTTTTATATAAGTAAAGTAAATAAAATGTGTTGACAGATAATAGTAAAAGAGTATAATAGAAATTGTAAAGAAGTTAAAACTAAATTATATAAATGTTTCATGCGATAAGATGCTTAGTTCCAGTAAGTATCTTATTTTTTTATATGTAAAAAGAACTTTCTATATTGCTTCATTACCACCTCACATGAGTTCCAGTCACGCTTTTTAACTCCACAATATTTACTCGTTCTTATTTCCAACTATTAAATTTTTCTATTTGTTATTTAATTATTGGGATATGTATATTTAAAACTGATGCTATCATATTAAAAAGTCCACCTAAGAAGATAAGTACTGATTTCAACAATTCGTTATCTATAGTAAATTTCTTGCAATGTTTCATGCCATCGCCTCCCTCCCAATTAGGAATATTCGAGATGGCAATATAATTATAACATTGTATGGAAGTAATTACAATTTAATGGAAAATATATTTGGTTGTAAATAAGTATACAATTGTGATATAATGGAGATAATAAATAAGAAAAAGCCTAGTGTTGAAGCACTAAGCCAGTCCTATAAACAATATCACGTTTTTACAGGTTTCAAAGGACTATTGAATCGATATGTAAATGAATACTAAATCACTGATAAAGCACTACTTGGATGGGGTGCTTTTTTCAGTTGTCTCAAAATCAAAATCTTTGTAATGAATTTTAACTAGGTTTTCGGAATTCAGTGCTTTATATAAAACTAATATAATACCTAATATTTCAATTACCTTAATAATAAAATCAAACATATCCAACAGCAACACCTCCTAGAATTATATTTTCAATAACCCTTTGAGGTGGAAAACGTATAACCACCGTCTCATCCATAACGGCATATATGATAGAATAGTTTTACTATATTTTATAGATTTAAATGTTAAGTAGATTAATAAACCCCTTTATTTATATTAACTTTTCTCTACAGAATATAGTAAGATTATTATACCATAAAATTGGAAATATGGATATTATTATTTTGATTAATTGATTGTATTAAGAATAGAAGATTTTAGAAGTGTATTCAATGATATGATTAATTAGATTAATTACAGAATTTGATTTAAAAATATGTAAGACTAGCGATTTTTAGTTGCTAGTCTTTTTTTATAGGATAATATTGATTTATATAAATTAACGTTTGTGCATTTATATCATTTACTGATAATCTCAAACATTCAATAAATAGTTGTTGTTTACTATCAGTTATCTTTTTATTACGCATTACCATTTCAATAACCTTTTCATCTATGTTTTCACCTTTAAATATTTGTATAAACGACGAAGTTTTATGGTTTTGTGTTATTGAAAAGGACGTCAACCAAGTTATAATTCTTTCTGCTAATTGTTTTGGTTTATATGTTTCTTCATAATAATTATCATAATCTTCTATAGGAAAACGACCCTCTAATCTTTCAAAATATTGTTCCATCATATATTCAATTTCTTTACTTGGAGTTCTTTTATCAGTAATGCTTAAAAATTCTATATCACTTTTCATTCTATCCGGAAGTGTAATTATTATCCTTGACTTATCATTTGGGATTGCCATAATGCTCTCTCCTTTAATATGTTTATTTTGTACACTTATATTGTAACATATTTATTTAGAAAATAAAAGTGAATATTAATTATATATTCTGAAACTTTTATATTGACAAGGTGTACACCTAGGTAGTATTATAAATACATAAGGTTGGTAAACAAAACCAATCAAATAAAAATAAGGCAACAACATAGAAGTTATCACCTAGTGTCTCGCAAATACTAGTATAACACATGTTTCAGCCTTAATCAAGGGAGATGTGTATTGTGGGACAAGTATTAACAAATCAATATCCAAGGGAAGATTATTATGTAGGAATGCAAATTGACTGTAGGAATATTTTTATCAATTATGGTCACTGGTTAGAAAAGCAAGGTATTGAAAACGAAGGTGATATATCAGATTATGAAACATTTTTAAAGAAATGGAATGAAGAAAAAGAATTACAAAGGGATTTAGAATATAGTGATTTGATGGCTTTTATAAGAGAAAATGAATTTGATAACTTGAATTTGTACAAGCAAGAAGATTATTACGATGAAGAGTATGATAAAGTCACCTGTATATATGGAGAAGAATTCTTCGATATAATAGGTATTAAAGAAAAGAAGTTTAGAAATTTGTTCGTGAAAAGCGAATACATAAGTGAGTATGAAGACAGAATGAATATAGTTATTGAAACAAATGGCGGAAGACAAGGATATATATTAGAAGTTTCTTAAAGTGTAATGTTGTTAATTTATAGGGTTTATTTTGATATATGTAAGACTAGATGACTTCGTAAGTATGTCATACATAGATGAAGGTAAAAATGATATAGAATTGATGGTTAAGTTTAATAGAATTAATCAAAGATATATTATCGGAGTTTAGATAATATATATAAGGGAGATATATAAATAGAGTTGTTAGTTATATCTGTTATTGTATTTCATATTCTAAATTATGGTATAATAACAGATATAATATTAATATAGAAGGTGATTATTTTGAAAGTCAAAAGAAAACGAGGATGCCCAATTAAATCTATTAAATCAGATAAGCATAAAAGAATAATAAAAGCAACTATAATAGAATCAAAGACTAAAAAAATTGGGGGTGTTGTTATGATTGAATTAACTAGACCGTTAAGTTATGGATTTATTGTAAGAGAAGATAAAGTGGAAGATTTTTTAAACCATAAAAGAGACAAAAGTAAACTAGAAAGAGTTTTAAGAAAAGCTAATAAACTAAGAAAAAATATGGGAGTACACGAATAGATGTTGTATGGGGAGAGTATTAACTTTAATATATTTAAATTGACTAAAGAGTACTTATCAATGGTTGAAAATTTTACATGTGGTAATGATGAAATAGATAAATATTTAAAAACAAAAGCTTTTGAAGACTTAGAGTTTGGTAATAGCTTTACTAGAATTATTATTAATAAAGATAATAATGAATTGATAGGTTATTATTCTATTAATTGTTCATCTATAGTAATGGAAAATTACAATCATAGGTATTTTTCTCCTGCAATAGAAATTAAAATGTTTGCATTGAGTGAAAAATATCAAGGGATTAGACTTTCTAATGAAGACGATGATATGTTTAGTGACCAAATTCTATGTGAAATAATAAGTAAAATAGTTGGAATTACTGAAGCGTATATATCAGCAAGGAGTATAATACTATATTCAGTTCCAAAAGCTAAAAGTTTTTATGAAAGAAATGGATTTGAAGCGTTTGTGGAATATATGCTTAGTAGTGACGATATGTATATTAAAGATTGTATTCCGATGTGGTTTCAATTATAAAGTTGATTATAATTTGCTCTTATGAGTGTTATAATATATATAGGAACAAGTTAGTTAATGGGGTTGCAAACCTGTTAATTTAATTAAAGGAGATTTTACTAACCGTCTCCGTTCCTATTTTTTAATATGGTTAGTAAATAAATTAAAGCGAGGTTAGTGTTATGAGCAATGAAGAATATCATAGAATTATAGAAAAATTCAAAGATGAAAATAAGGAATTAATTGAAAGTGGTAAATATAAAAAAATGTTTACTGAGAATTTACCAAAATGGAATAATGGGTGTTATATAGGTAAAATAAATTGGGAAAAAAGTATTGGATATAAAGTATTTTTTATATACGATAATTTAATAGGATGGATAAATATTATTAAATATATTAAAGGAAAACAGCCAAAAGTAAAAATTTTATACAAAAGTAAGGAAGCTATGTTATTAACAAGTTGCTTTAGTAATTGCATAATAGGTGAGATACTAGGAAAGAAAACAAAAGATTTTAAAATAGAAATCGGAACTCATTATAAAGATAGTCAAAGGGATATAACTATTACGGATATGAAGAGAGAACAAAATGAAAATGGTAAATGGAGTAAATTATATAAATACACTTGCAATGTTTGTGGGTTTGACTGTGGAGAACACTACTATCCTAGAGATAAAAAATACAAAGACGAATTATGGATAGGGGAAAGTAATTTATTAAAACATAAACAAGGTTGTTCGTGTTGTCATAGTGTTATAGTAGTAAATGGAATAAACGACGTTATAACAACCGATCCTTGGATGATACCATATATAGGTAAAGAATGTGCTAAGACTCATACGCATGGGAGTAATGACAAAGTTCAAGTAACTTGCACTGACTGCGGAAGAATTAGAGATAAGAAAATAGAAATAAATAAGATATACACTTACAAATCTATCGGGTGTTCTTGTAGCGATTCAGTTAGTTACCCAAACAAAATCGCATATTCTTTACTAGAACAATTAAATCAAATATATAAGTTTGATTATTTAGAACATGAATATTCGCCTGAATGGATAGGATTAAAAAGATATGATAATTATTTTATTTATCAAAAAAAACAATATATACTTGAAATGGATGGCAAGTGGCATTCTAAAGACAATAAAATGAGTGGACAAACCAAATATAAATCCAAAGCTATAGATGATTATAAAGATGAACAAGCTAGATTACATGGTATTGAAGTTATTAGAATTGATTGTACGATAAGCGATTTAAATTTTATTAAACAAAACGTATTGAGTAACAATAATATAAATAATTTATTTGATTTACGCAAAATAGATTGGCAAAAGTGTGAAGATTTTGCTTTATCTAACTTAGTCAAAGTGGTTTGTGAATACAAAAGAAACAATTCTAATATAACTGCTTTTAAAATTGCAAAAATAATGAAATTATCTCAAGGAACAATAAGAACCTATCTCAAAAAAGGCAGAGAATTATATTGGTGTGATTATGATGCTAAAGAAGAGCAAAGAAAGAGTATAGAAAAATATAGATTAGATAAAAGTAAAGAAGTAAAAATATTTAAAGACGGAGTTTATTTAGGGAAATTTATTTCATGTTCAGATTTAGCTAGAAAGTCAGAAAAATTATTTGGTGTTAAATTAAAAGGTGGAGGAATTATTAGAGTTTGTAATGGCAAAGCAATACATTATAAAGGATATAAATTTGAATATGCAAATATAACAGACAAGGAACATATAATTATAGAACAAAATAAGTCTATTTTAAAGACAAAACATGTTATATGTTTAAATAATAGAATTATAACATATAATGTAACACAATGTGCTAAGAATAGTTTACAATTATTTGGGATTAAAATATCATATTCATCAATATATAATATTTGTAATAATAAACAAAAAGAGATAAAAGGCTTTATGTTTAAATATATTCAAGATTTAACAGAAGAAGACTATATAACATATGATATAACTAATAAGCTAAAAGAATTAAAAGCTATATAAAATAATTGGAATAATTAACTAAATCATGTTATAATCTTCTTATAAAGGGGTGATTGTAACATGAAAGAAAAATTATATCTTTATAAGAAGAAAATTATTTTAACCATACTTAGTATAATGATATGTATAAGTATTGGATTTGGTGGATTATATATTAAAAGTGTTAATAGTGTAAAAGATTACAAATCATTTTGCAATAGTTATTTTGAAATAGATAAAAATATTTCAAAGAATGAAGAAGCATATTTAATGTATGTTAAGGCGATAAAAAATTATGTAACCGTATTTACCAAATATGAAGGTCATGCGAAGCTTTCTGATGATAATAAAGTTAATATAGAAAAAGAAACTGAAGAGTATAATGGTTATATTAATGAATTGAAAAAATTAAATCCACCACAAGAATTTAAAGATGATTATAAAAAACTAATAGACTTATATGATAAAGATAGTATTCGTAAAGAAAATATTAATAGAGATTTTACAAATAACAATGCAAATAATATTAAAGATGATTATTTGATCGATAATAAAGATTTAACTCAATTAAGAAATGATTTTCAAAGCAAAATAACTATAATATCAAAACAAAAAGACATAAAATTAAATTAATAAAGCAAAAAAGAACAACATCTCACTATATTGTTGTTCTTTTTTTGTATAATGAAGGAGATAATGTAATGGGAATTAAATTAAAAGAAAAATACATAAAAAACAAATTAAAAGATAAGTTTGGAGAATTAGAAGTTTATAACCCACAACATAACAATAAAATACTGATAGAATTAACAAAACTGATTGCTGATAATTCAAAAGAAATTCAATTAGATAATAAACAATCTGATATAGAAGTAATAAATACAATTAAAATTATGCGTTTTTTAATTATTAACTGTACAAATTTAGAAAATGAAGAATATTGGAATAATATTGATGATATTAGATTAGAAGAAATGTTAAACTTTGCCGATGGTGATTTTAAAAAAGCAGTTAATTCATTATTAGATATAATGTTAGAAATAGGAAATGATGTTAGAATTCAAAGTATTAGAAAATTAGATATTTTACAGAATAAATTAAATGAACTAGTTGAATCGGTAAAGGCTGATAATAATATTAATAAAACTTTAGCTAAGTTTGGATTGGATAAAGAGAAACTAATTAAATTACAAAATGGTGATGAACACATTGCGAAAGAATTTCAAGAAAATATGATAAAAAGCATTGAAAGAGAAGTAAAACCCAAAAGACAATATAATAAAAAGAAAAAATAATGGAGAGTGATTTTATTTATTGCTCTCTTTTTTATGTGTAAATATGAAAGGAGAGAATAATAAGATATGGCTGGTGAATATAAAAGTTCGATACGTCTTGGCGTTCAGTTAGAAAGTGAAAAAGATGTTAGTGGAAGATTACAAACTTTAATAAATACTTTACAAAAAGAAAAAATTAATTTAGATATAAATATTGCAAATTCAGATGTAGCTAAACAATTAGAAACTTTAACTACTTTAGCAAATAATTTTAAAAATAGTTTGGGTAGTAATGTTTCATTAGGTAACGTGAATGAGATTATTAATCAAGTTACCTCTGCAATGGTTAGTATGAATGACCAAGTATTAAAGACATCAAGAGTTGATATAGGTGATGGAATAACCAAACAATTAAAACAAACTGCTGAAGGTATTGGTGTAGTTAAAAGAGAATTACAATTATTAGATAAAGATGATAATAACACTTCTAAAATAAAACCTACAACTACAACAGATTATAATAAAATAAGACAATCAATAGAAGATATAACAAAAGCACAAAAGCAATTAAATGCCTTAGAATCTAATGGATTTTCTGATATTAATAAGATTGCTTACTTAAAAACTATGCTAAGTAATCCAAATAGTATAGGTTCAGATAATGAATTAAAAGGTTATTTAAATCAAGTTAAAGAATTGTTAGCAACTGAATCAAAAGTTATTGAATATTCAAATAAATTAAATTCTCTGAAGTCTAATATGACTAATTTAACCGATGAGAAATATTCAAATGTTTTAAATACACAATCATTTGAACAAATAATTAATGAGATAAATAATGCTCAAAATGGATTGAAAAACTTCGATGGTATAAATTTAAACGGCTTAAAACAACAATTTGATGAGTTGAGTGGAACTGTTTCTAAGTTTAGCACTGAAACTATAAGTTCTCAAAAAGCAGAACAAGATAATATAAAACAAAGAGAAAAATTAGAATCAGATAGGATATCTCAAATTCAGAAAGAAATAGATTTAAGCAATAAATTAGTTGAAAATGAACAAAAGAGACAAGTAAAAGATGATTCAGCTAATTTAAAGCAATTAGAACAAGAACAGACTCTGTTACAAAAACAAGCAGAAGCATACCAACATATAGACGCATTAAAATCAAACGGAATAGTAAATGAATCAGATATATCTAAACTTGAACAAATGGTTAAGAATTCTAAATCACTTCAAGATGTACGTAATGCAATTAATTCTATTATGAATACATCAATGATGAAAGAATCGTCTATTGTTACTATGTCTAAACAATTAGATGATGCACAAATTAAATTGGATAAAATGAAGCAGAGTTTCGGAAATAAGTTGCCACAAGGCTTCGTAGAATCTACACAATCTGAAATTAATAAATTAAAAGAAGATTTAACTAAAGTAGATAGTATGGGATTCAATGGTCTTAAAAATAGCTTGAATCAAGTTAATACTAATATGAAAGTAACCACTAACGAAACTCAACAATTAGTTAATTCTTTGAAAGAAACTAACAATGGTTCATTCTTTAGTGGAATCTCTAATTTTTTAGGTAAAGTTGGTATTTTTTATGGTGTTCAACAGGTAGTTCAAGAGATTAGTCAGCAGTTTAAAGATGCTAGTGAATATACTCAATCTTTAGATAAAAATGTGACAAATATTGAAATGATCACCTCGAAGAGTAAGGAAGAAGTTATTGGATTAACTAATCAATTTAAGGAATTAGGTGCTCAATTACATATAACTAATCAAGAAATGTTAGCAGGGTCAGAAGAACTTTTAAGGGCAGGTTTTGACAATAACACTACCAATAAAATGCTGGAAGCAAGTTCGATGGCTAGTAAGATTTCAGGTCAAACTACACAGGCAACAACAGAACAATTAATTGCAATTAAGAATTCTTTCAATATGACTGGCGACCAAATGCAACATGTAATTGATGTTATTTCTAAATTAGATAATTCTAGTGCTACAAGTTTCGCTGAAATTTCTTCAGCAATTATGAGAACTAGTTTTAGTGCCCAACAAGCCGGAACAAGCTTTGATACGCTTTCAAGCTATGTAACTACAGTAAGTGAGAAGACTCGTAGATCGGCAGAGACTATTGGAGAAGCATTTAAGAGTATTTATAGCAGATTAATGATAAAAATAGTCTGCCTATACAGTAATGTATAGATAAAAACTAGGTGAACCTGTAAATATAGGGTGTGCTATTAAATATAGTGCTAACGATGAAAGTCTAAGTTATTTAATAAAATAAATAATATGATAATATCGTGCCAAGTCTAAGTAATTAGAAAGGTGTAACGACTAAATTGGATTAATAATCCTAAGAGGTTTGAGGTGAAATTCCTTATTCCGTAGTGCCTAGCCCTCATGTGAGGTGAAGAGATAGTCTACTCCCACTTTTTAATAAGTGTTAAAGTATAGTGAAAACTAGGGTAAAAAGGATTATAACATAAAGTTAGGGAATATTGATGAGGATGGTAAAAACATAAATGACGTTGAGAAGGCAATGAATAACGTCGGTATTGCAATTCGTTCATCTAAGGGTGAGTTTAAGGATTTCGATGAGGTTTTAAATGAATTTGTGAATAAATATAAAAAAGGAACAATGAGTCAAGTTGATTTCTTAGCTGGAATAAACACGCTCGGTGGTTCTAGACAGAAAGAGACGATACTTAGTTTAGTCGAGAATTTCGACCAAGTTAAAAAACATCAAGATGATTTAACAAAAGCTACTGGTTCAGCTAAACAAATGTATGATGTTTATTCTCAATCTTTAGAAGCAAGAATATCTGATCTAAAAAGAGCATTTGAAGGATTGTATGAAAAAATAATGTCTTCGGATTCTTTAAAATGGCTAGTTTCAGAAGCTACTAATTTAATAACTGCACTATCAAATCTAGATGGAAAATCAATAACATATATAGCAACAATTGGAACATTAAGTTTAGCATTGTCAAAATTAGTTAAAATTAACAAAGAATTGATGCTATTAACTACAGAAGGTGGAATAGTAACTGGATTAACTAAATTTATTGGATTAGCTTCGGGAATGGTATCTTTAGAGAATGGGGCTACCGGTGTAGCAACTGCATTTGGTGTATTAGGAACTAGTATTAAAGGAGCTACTGCATCCGCTATGGGTTTTATAGCTACGCCAATTGGTTTAGCTATAACTTCAATCACTGCTGTTATAGGAGTTGCAATTTATGGATTTGTTTCGTATCAACAACATCAAGCTGAGTTAACAGAACAATCTAAGTCTCTTAAATCAGCACTCGATGGCGTTAATAATTCTCTAAAGGGTGGAGACACTACTAAGGCACAAGAAGAAGCTAACAAAATGAAATCAGCACAAGAAAAGTTACAACAATATATTGAGTTAAGAAAGAAAGCACAAGATACTGATTCTAAATCATTAAATCCTACTGCAAGCGGTACAAACCAAACATCTGTAATAGAAGGGTTTAATCAAAAAATTAAAGAACAAATAAAAGTACTTACCGATGCTGGTTATACAGTTGAAGAAACTACTGGGAAAATAAAAGAATTTACTGACGCACAAGATAAAATATATAATACTAAAATAATAAATAGTATTAAAGAACAAACAAAATCACAATTAGAACATAGAGAAAATTTAGACAAAGTACAAGCTGAATATAATAATTATATTTCAACAGTTAAAAATTTGTATACAGAATATCAAAACTTATCTGCACAAGAAAATTTGTCGGCGGAACAAAAAACTAAACTACAGGGTACAGTAGAACAATTACAAGGTAAAATGAGTGGATTGAATGTCTCTATTGATGAAAATGGAAAAGTATTAATTTCAAATTCACCATTAATAGAAGCAAATATTCAGAAATTAATATCAGAAGGACTTACAGTTGATAATTTATCAGCTATTCGTATAACAGATTCTAAGGTAAATTCTCAATGGCAAGTAGGGAATTCTCAAGTTACATATAATGAAATAACAAATAGAATTGAAATGTATAAAGCTGAGATAAAAGCGATACAATCTGTTATTCAAGCAAGAATGGCTGGGGCATCTGATTATTCAACGATGAGTATAGGTAAAGCACAAAGTCTAGAAGCTGGTTCACCAGAATTTGATAAACTAAAAGAAGAAACTGACCAATTACATGCGTATGAGAAAGCGAAAAAAGAAGCAGATGATTTATATGCTGGGATAGGAAGTGTTGCATATTCTGCTCCTAGTGGAGGTGGTGTACAAACACCATCTAATGGAGATTATATGCCTTCTGGTGGGGATTCTAGCGAGAAAAAAAAGGCAGAAAAAGAACTTGAAGATTCAGAAAAGAAAATGTTATCTAATATCACAGATGCTTATAAACAAGCAAAAGATACTATATCGAATAATATTGAAGAAATAGATGCAAAGATAACTGGATTAGGTGATATAGATGATTCTAATTTTACTCAAAAAGTTTCACTTGTAAATGATAAAATAGGTGAACAAAAGCAAATAGTTGAAAAAGCACAAGAACAGTTAGACTCTTTAAAAAATACAACGGTAACAACGGCAGATGCACAAAAGGAACTTGAATCTGCAACTTTATCTGCATCGAAGGAATTACGACAAGAAAGTTTAGAAGTAGCAAAATTACAATCAGAAATTGAAAAAACTGATATTGATGAACTAAAGAAAATGTATGAAGATCAACAAAAGATTGAAACAGAAACTTTAGAAGCTAATCAAAAAGCACAAACAGATAAAATAGAATCTATTAAGAAAGCACAAGAAGATGCACATAATGAGATAATGGATGACTATGAGGATGAATTAGATGCTTTAGATAAAAAATCTAAGAAATTAGATGAAGATAATGACAAGATAGATAGAGCTAATGAATTAGAAAAAGAGAAAAATGATTTAACAGAAAAACAAAAAGAGTTAAATAATGTTAAAAGTCAATTAACTAATCAAGTATATCAAAAGCAAGCAGATGGAACATGGCAATTTGAGTATGTTGCAGATACTCAAAAGATTGCAGAAAAACAAAAAGAAGTTACAGAAGCACAAAAAACTCTTGATGATACAAATAGAAAAAATTCACTAGATGATGCTAAAAAAGAAATAGAAGATAAAAAAAGTGTTATTGAAGCTGATAAAAAAGCAGAAGATGAAGCATATACAAAGAAGAAAGCATATTTAGATGAGTATTCCTCTTATTTGAAAGAATCACAAGAGAGAGACACGAAACGTCTCGAGAATCATTATTCAGATATTGAAAAAATGGCAAAAGATACATTAAAGAAATTAGAAGAAGAGCATAACAATGATTGGAATGCTATTTCAGATTCAATTTCAGCTACACTAACTAGAACTAAAAAAGCATTAGAAGACTTAACTACATTAAGAGCTAATTTTACAACTTCGGAAGCAAATGATGCTATTAATAGTGGGGATGTATCAGGATATTTAACAAAAAATAAAGATAAAATGAATTTAAAAGCAAGTGTAGATGAAAGTGATATAGATTCTCATTTAAATTCTATTAGTGACAAAGCAGATAAGGCTAACAATTCAGTTACTATATTGAATAAAACTTATGACGAATTATTATCAAAGAAAAGCATTAATATAACCGAAGCTGATATTAATAATAAGAAAGTTCAAGTTCAAAAGCAAGTAGATATAGATAATGAAGGTTTAACAACTACTTTGAATAATTTAAAAGCTATTAATCTAGCAATTGAAACAGAAATAGACTCTCATTATTCAAAGGTAATTGACAAGCAAACTCAAGCACAACAAAATGAGATGACTAGCTTACAAAACTTTGCAAAAGAATATACTATTTATTATAATAAATTCCTAGAATTAGTACAAACAGTTAATGACTTTAGATTTAATAATATTGTAGTGAATGTACAAGCATCTGTAGACAATGTATTACAAGGATTAGAAGTTATAGCAAAGGCTTATGAAAAATATGCTAAGGCATATAATAAAATGCACCCAGACGATACTATTTCTTCTAGTATTGATATATCAGATGTACAAAGTGCGAATACATCCTATAAAAAATCCGTAAGTGATTATCAAGCTAATGTATTGTCATCATATTCTGCCGAAGCTTTTGAAAAATATGCAAGTCAAATTGGAAGTGGAATAGGAGATAGTTTATTGAGTAAGTTAAATAATTATAGTAGTTCTACTAGTAATATTAATAACACAAATAACGCTTCCACAACTAATAATAGTAATAAATCTACAACATCTAATACAACTAATGTAAATATAAATCAACTTGATGTAAATACAAAGGACGCACAAAATTTATTAAATCAATTGTTAACAATAGTTAAAAATAAAACAAATTTGAGTTAGGATGTTTATTTGTCCTAACTCCTTTTTATATGTGAGGTGATAATTAATGAATATTAATTTAAATGAAGGTGCTGAAATTCTTATAAATGCAATGCAAACTCATTCAAAAAATGAAGTAAATAGAAACTCAATTCAAAGTATGAATAGACAAGGATATATAAAAACAGTATTAGGAAATGATTTATATACAGTAGTCATAGATGAAGAAGAATATACAATAGAAGCAAGGCAAGGTTTAACTTTATCTGTAAAAGATTTAGTAGTAATAATGCTATACAATGGAGATATTAGTAGACCTTGGATAATAGATAAAAAACCGAAGAATTGGAAATAATAAATTAAAATAAAATTGAAAAGGAGATGCTTATAATGGAAACTAATAATCAACAACTATGTGGGCTATCAAGAATTCGCAATCTCTCATGTAGAGTTGAATTACTAGATATAAATTATAACATAGTAGATACATTACAAGGAGAAATTACAACAGGAAGTATAACATTGAATAATAATCATTCAAGTACAGATGATAATGATAATAGTAATTTTGCTAGAATTACTGGAAGTATGGAGTTTATTCTAACATCTGATTTGGCAACAGATTATTTTAAATTGGACTTAAAACACTTGATACGTATATTTATGATAATTACGGATAAGGCTAGTGGAGTATTTGCAGAATATAATATAGGTGTATGTTTAATCAATTCTCCAAACATTATTAGAGGAATAGACGGTAATAATAAAATAACGATAAGCCTAAATGATTTAATGTCAAATTATAATGGAGATTTCAATGGAGAAATTGAAAAGAAAATTACAATAAAAACTAGTAAAGATTCAAGTTCAAACTTATCTCAAACAATATATGATGTAGCTACTAATGCAAATTTAATGGGCTTAGATTCAAGTAGAGTAATGTTTGAATCTAATCCATATCAAATATTATCTGAAGTTACTTGTGAATCAGGAAATAAGATAACTGACTTATTAAAATCATTAATGGATTTATATAAAGGTTATGAATTATTTTTTAATCCTGATGGAATTCTTATATATCAAAGAATAAAAAATCATAATACTGATGCAATAATTCAAGAGTATGATAATAGCCCTAATATTGTAAGTTATTCTATCAAAAAAGAATATACAAATGTAAGAAATCATATTGTCGTACTTGGTTGTACAGAGAGTGATACGACTAATAACAATGTGGGAATACAATATAGAGGTGAGGTAAAGCAAGAAAATATAAATCATCCTTTAAGTATAATAAATATAGGTGATAAAAAAAAAGTTATTTCAGATGATAAACAGTTAACTAATGAATCATGTTTGTCAGAAGCTGAATATTGGTTAGACAAATATTCAAATTATGCTGATACACTTGAAATGCAAATGATACCAGATTTTAGATTAGTTCCTAATAGAGTTATTAAAGTTGTGTATTCAGACGATAGTATTACTATTAATGGAAGATATCTAATAAATAGTATAACATTTGGGCTTAAAGCTTCAGATTTATCTACTGTAAGTTGTTCATTATTATATAATTAGTTTTATAAATAAATATAAATAGTATATTAAACTGAGGCTTGGGTAAATCCAAGTCTTTTATCATGTATATAATATTAAATTAAAACAAAATAAATCATAGATTTTAAAAGGAAGGTAGGTGAATAAATATATGGCTTTTATAACTCGTTTTGGTTTTAACGGTAGTCCATTCGTTGAAGCTTGTCATGTATCTCGAAAAGTTTCATACCTGATGGCTAGTAATGGTGTTTTTGATGAGATAAAAATAGATGAAACCTTAGATTCTACGAATTCCATCAAAAAAGAATCTTGGACGTTAGATACTACCTTTTTATCTAAATTTCAAAATTCACTTGAAGCAGGTAACATAATAGCTGGTGGAATTAAAATTCAAAAAATAAGATTCAAGAGAAGAAAAATTGGGGAGTTATCTTGGCAAACAATGATAGATGTCCCTTTTAGTGATGATATAGAAAATTATGATACCCAAGATTTTTTTGTGGAGAATACTACAGATTATGAATATTCTCTTGTACCAGTAATTCAAAATTTTGAGGGGGTAGGAGTTACTGAACAAATAACAACTGATTATCAATCTTTGTTTTTAACTGGCTTAAATTCAAAAGGAGAATTATGCAATTATCCATTGCGTTTTGATTTACATACTACAGATATTAGTTTAAATTTTGACCAAACAATCCAAAAGACATTATCTTCTCAATATCCTGCTTTATTATGTGGAGAAAGCAAGTATTATAGCGGAAATATAGCAGTTAAATTAATATCTCCAACAACAGAAGCCAATGGTGGGAAAGTGGACATGAAAGCTGAAAAAGCATATAGAGAAGCATTTGAAGATTTTATACATGGTGGTAAGCCTATGCTAATTAGAAATCATTCTATGTATATTTTGGGTGTCTTAACTGACCCTAAAAAGAATCCAGCTTTTGATGAAGAAGTTGCATTTGGTATATATGACTATAGTTTAGCTTTCAATGAGGTTAATAACGCAAAAGATATGGAAGTATTAAAGCAATATGGACTAACCTATGATGTTAGTGCAAGTTAATCTATGAATATAAAATCTTATAATTTGAACTAAATTAAAAATATAAAAGAAAGGAGGGTGATATTTTATGGCTGTTCAAAAAATAGTACAAGGAAGTTTGTATCAAAATGGTCAACAAATACAGTTCTCATCTGCACCTGCAACATATACAAGCAATGCTGTTTTAGAATTAAGATCAAGTGGAACGGATATAGAATGGTTAGTTATAAAAAGTGGAGCACATGAATATTTATTATCCACTAAAAATTTATTGAGTGGTATAAGTTATAATCAATTAAATATCCAAGGGTTCGTTAGTGGAAATTCATTGATTGCAATTGGAGATTCACAGTATAAGATTAGATTAATTACTAGTCAAGAATGGGATAATTTTGTATTAAATCAAATAAATTTAAATTCATTATTAACACCGAATGCAGATGATTTAAGTGGAAATTATAATTCTATAACTATTACTAGTTCTGATACAAACAACTTATTACATTGGTGGAACTCCCCTTCATTAACTAAAAATATCAGTGGAAGTAGTGTAATTGTAAGAGGTGGGAATGCAATTGGAACATCTAATAATATATCAATAACAGATAATTCGAATTACAGAATTGTATTAGAAAAATATAATCTACCACCAGTTATTAGTGATAGTGATAGGTTTTTAGGTAATTTTACATCAAGTATTATACAAGAATATTCTATAGTAGACCCTGAAAATGATTTATTTAAAATAGAAGAAATTTTAGATGGAACAGTGACTAAAACTCTAGAAAATCAAACAAGTAAAACTAAATTTACATATAGTTTATCAGGAACTCCGTGGAACAACCTATTAGCTGGTCAACATAATGTAAAAATAAGAGTTACGGATACATGTGATAACATTGTAATTAGAAATTGGACTTTTAATAAAATAGTAGATACATCAACTGGTACGTCTGCAAATCTAACTAGACCAGTTATAACAACACCTATTAACTCCCTTTCTTTAAGTCCTATAAATGCTTTAGTAGATAATAAAATAAATTTCACAGTAACAGGTGGTGAACTTGTTTACACAAATGAAATTAGTATAGTAGATAATTCTGATTCATCGGTAATTGTTTATAATAAAAAGTTACCTGAATTATTTGATTTTTATAATACTATTCCATTAAATACATTAATTAATGGAAAAACATATCAAATAAAAATTCGAACATATAACTCAAGTGGACAATATTCGGCATGGTCTGATACTGTACTGGTAAAATGTTTAACTCCACCAAATTTAATAATAACAACAATAATTGATGGAATGATAAAGAGTCCAAACCCTGTAATGATGGCAACTTACAATCAAAGTGACAATGATGAATTGTATAGTTATGTCTATAATTTGTATAAAGATGGTGCTTTAATTTTATCTAGTGGTGTTCTATTAGATAAATTAAGACAATATCAATTTTCAAATTTAGATAATAAAACAAATTATACAATAGAATTAAAGGTTAGAACTGCAAGTGGAATGGAAACTAGTATTTCACAAGATTTTTATTGTGTATTTTTACAATCGAAATTACCAGCAGTTATAAAACTAGAAAATAGTCCAACCACTGGTAGTGTAAAAATAACGAGTTATGTAAGGCAGATACGAGGAAGGATTTATAGTGGCGATAATATAAATTATATTGATGATGAGTGGGCAGATTTGCATAATACGGTAGTAATATGGGATAAAGATGGAGCATTTCGTATAGAAGGTGATTGGACTGCTAAAATATGGGCAAGAGACTTGGAAGACAATGATGTAATGTTAGTCAAATTTAGTTTAGACGATGGTACATATATTCAATTAACTAGGTTTGAAAATATGTTTTCATTAACAAAAATAGTTGCTGGAGTAAAACTATATGAATTACACTCATTTGTTTTAGGAGATATATTACTTACAGACCAACTATATTTCTTTATTCAAAATGATACAAATTTAGGATTAATGAATTTTGATGTAAAAAGAGTTACAGAAGGAAGAACTACTTGGTTTTCTAAAACATATAATGATGATACTATGCCAGATTACGCTAGTGAAAATGGATTTTTAAGTGGTATAAATGACAATTTAAAAAATTCACTACTTAATAATAATATTGATGGGAATGTAATTAAAGCTTACATTCCAACACTTGACGAATTATTACAATTAGATAATAATGCAAAGCTGGGAGAAGCAATAGTAGGAGCAATGGTTTTAGGAAATAGTGCAAGTTCTATAGATATTAATTCTGATGTAGATTATTTTACAAGAACGATTGATAGTATGAATAATAATAAATTAAAAGTAGTAAAAGCTGATGGGACTATTGGTAGTGATTATCCTAGTAGTAAATTAGGAATAAGATTTATAATTAAAATTTCAAATATAACAAAAGTATCAACTTATAAAGATGTTGAAGATGATTGTTACAATTTAACTTTTAAAATATTAAAATTATTTAGTATACAAAATATTAGTAATTTAAAAGTAGGAGATAAAATAAAAACAAATTCAGTTAAATATAAAAACAAAATAATTAAGTTTACTATTTGTAAGAAAGATGATACATCAGTTTATTTGCTATCAGATGTCATAACTGAAAAGGAATTTGACAATTCAGAATCAGTATATACAAATGGAAATCCAAATTGGAGTTTATCAAATATAAATCAATGGCTAAATAGCAATATAAAAATAGGCTAGGAGAATTTCTCTTGGCTTATTTTATTGAAAAAATAAGGAGGAAAAAGTATGGCAACTTATATGACTGACGATTTAGTGCCAAGATGGTCAACTTTTACAACAGATAATGATTTAAACCCTGATACTTTTATAGTATTTCAAGATGTTGATAAATCACATTCTGATATGATTGAGAGATATTATACATTAAAGAATAAAACTTATACAACGGATGCTGAAAAAACTGAAATGACACAATTGGCAGTAAATTTACAAGAATATCTACCAACGAGTGATACATGGAATAAATTATGTGCATGTATACGAGGAATGCAAATATATATGAGAGATGGTGTTGTAGTTTTTTATGAACAAAAAAAACAAGAGTTTGAAAATTTACTTAAACAATACAAAGATAGAGGCGATTGGAATGCAACTACAACTTTTGTTTTAGGTAATTTAGTAAAACATAATGGATATGGGTTCATGAGTACATTTGATGGAAGCAATTTAAATCATGAACCAAATGAAAATGTGTCTAGTGATACATATTGGACAAGATATACCATCAAGGGAGATAAAGGAGACCCAAGTTTGAATATAAATTATAAAGGTGAATATTCATCAACTACAACTTATGCAATAGGAGATGCTTGTAGTTTAAATCAGATAATGTATTATGCGAAACAAAATGCAACAATAGGAATATCACCAACTGATAATACAAAATGGGCATGTGTTGATAAATTTATTGTTAGTGGGGCACAACCAACAGATATACATATTGTGTGGTGGGATACTACTGTTAATAAATTAAAAAGATATAATGGGAATGATTGGATAATTCCAACAATTAATGCAAGTGATGTGTTAATAACTGATAGTGCTAATTATTTTATAAGTACAAATGTAGAAGGCGCATTAAGTGAATTAGGCTCAATTTATACAACAACAAATGTGGGTAATGTTTATTCAATAACTGTTCCTAATTTAATATCATTAACAGATGGATATCCAATAACGGTTAAATTTAATGTGGCTAGTACAGGCAGTATTGCGTTAAAAGTTAATAATTTAGTTTCTAGAAGTATAGTAGATTATTTTGGAAGTTCAGTTACAAATGTCCGTGCTAATTTAATAGTAAATTTAAGATATGAAATTATAAGTAATTCTTTTATATTACAGGGTAAAGGAGGTGATGGGAACGCAACACCAAATCAATTGTTATTAAATGCAACTGCAACAACTAAAAATGGACAAATTGTTGGTACAATGCCAAATAAGGGAGATATGATTATAACACCTACAAGTCAAAATATATCTATTCCTATGGGATTTCATGGGGGAAATGGATATGTTCAAGGTGTTACTCCCAAAAGTCTAGGAGGATATGGTGTCTCAGATTATATATTATCTAATAATATTGAAAGACAAATTATAGAAAAGTTCACTATTAATATTACCACTGGTACAGGGATTATTCGTACTCAAACAGATGGTTTAAACAATTGTTATATATTCAATACTTCCGGATTGATTAAGTATGATTTTATTGGTAATCAGATATGGAAAAAAGATATATCAAACAACTATTACAAGAATTTATGTACCGATAATTCTAATAATGTTATTATATCAATTACTAATACAGTAACAAAGTATGATGCTAATGGTTCTCAGTTATGGACATACACACCTCCAACTTGTGAATCTATAGATAGAATGAAAACAGATGTTTTTGGTAATATTATATTAGCAGTATATAACTATACAAATCCATGCAGAATTGTTAAATTAAATACTAATGGCTCAGTGGTATGGGATATATCTATGACATATGCTAATGTTAGTTCTAGTGGAATCACTACAGATGAGTTCGGAAATGTATATTATATGGCTAGTATGCCACAGGATAAATACGGAAATTCATTCTATTATTTCACACGTAAGATTGGTTCTTCTGGTAATATAATAATTTCAACTAGTACATCATCTGCTCCTATTGACAATGCTAGTTTAGTCTATGTTAATAATTATTTGTATGAGGCTACAAATGGTACTTACGATTATGGTACAGACCCAGCAGGCATTGGTAAATCACAAAATGATTTCACAGCTCTGCCTACTGATTCCTATACTTATCATGCGTATGATGGATTTAATATATATATAGGTGCTTGTGCTAAAGATGGAAAATATCTTTATTTAATTAAGAGACCCGGAGAATTCACAATGACGGGTAATCAAATAATAAAAATGAATGTTAGTGATCTTACAGAGTTATGGTCATATACTGTGCCTGATAATATACAGGATATAACTGTAGATAATAACGGGGAAGTATGGTATGTGACATCATCAAATAAAATAGGAGTAATCTCAGAAAGATATCTTATATTAAAATAAAGTTAAATTTATAATTAGTATATCACTAGTTAAGAGTTAGTTTTTTAGTTGTATAAATATTTAACTCCATTATTAATACAAAGATAAGATAATAAAAATAAATTAAGACAAATAAAATTATCTATGAACTCAAGATGTTTAAGATAAGTGATGTTTAAATTATCATTTATTGAATACAGATACACAAAAGATATAAGAGTATTAAATCAATGTTAATTAACTTATGATGTTAGCTTAGATTAAGTAAATTTAATAATGAATTAATAAAAAGACTTAGAGTTAGATTTATTCTCTAGGTCTTTTATTATGTAAAAAAAATACAATAAAGAAAGGAATGAGTTTAAAATGGCAGATATAATTTTAGACCAATTAGGACTTAAAGCAGGTGATATATTTAAACAAAGTGATGTCGAAAAAATTGATTCAAACGCAACTAAAACTCAAGATGCAATTAATTTGAATTTTAATAAAATTGGAGTTTTAACTACTAACGGAATAACAGAACCAGACTTAGCTACTGCTATAAAAAATGACCGTACACAATTATCAGGTATTCCGAACCAAACATATATAACCGAAAAGGCAAAAACAATAGATGTAAATAATGCACTTGCATTAAAAGCAGATAAAACATCATTGGATTCTACTAATGCTAATGTAACAAATAATACAAATTCTATAGCAACACATACATCACAAATAGCAAGTTTATCAAGTGGATCTCCAAAAGGTGTATATGCAACATTATCTGCATTACAAACTGCTTATCCAACTGGAAATGCAAATACTTATATAGTAAATGGAGATATAAAAGAAGTTGATACATTAACAGTTACTGCTATTCCAACTGTGGCAGGAAATATCACTATTACTCTTAATGGAGTTGCTTTTACAGTAGCATTAACTTTAGCAATGACAACAACAGATTTAGTAGCTACAGCTATAAGAGGAACTACTTTTAGTGGATGGACAACAGGTGGAAGTGGTTCAAATATTACATTTACAAAGGTAACTAGCGGAACAAATACATCACCTATTTTTAGTGGTGGTACTACAACTTCAACGGCTACATTTACAATTACAACATCAGGTGTTAATGCAGATTATGGTTGGTATTATTGGAGTTTAAGTGCATGGAATAGAGGCAATACTTACCAAAGTACAAGTTTAGCAGATGGAGCAGTAACACCAGTAAAAACATCTTTTTTCGTACTCAATGCTATCAACCTTTTAGACCCAACTAAATTTGTCGCAGGAACATCAGTCAATTCAGTCAATGGTGCAGTAGTAAACGATGCAAACTATTGTGCAAGTGGCTGGAGAATAATTAGCCCAAGTACATCATATTGTGGATATAAAACAAAATTTTATGCTTTTTTTGATTCGGCTTTTGCTTATATTTCTGGTGGTGCGACATTAGATTCATACGTTACGTCACCATCAAATGCTACATATATGCGTGTGGCATTTTTAACCGCTGACACAAATAAGGCAATATTAGTGCAAGGTACGTCATGCCCTGAAAAAATAGTTTATAAATTTCAAATCGAAACGGAAGTCAATGAAAATATTATTAAAATGCAATCAGATATTATTGGACTTAAAGGGAAATGGTATGGCAAAAACGCATTATGTATAGGTGATAGTTTAACAGCCGCAGGGGTGTGGCAACAAAAACTGAATACCATACTTGGAATGACTGTAACAACTCACGCACTGGGTGGATTAGGATTAATAGAAATGGTTGATGGTGGTACAAATTCAAACGGTACTTTAGCACCTCTTACGAGTAGTGATGTAGCAAATAAAGACTTAATAATAGTTTATGGAGGATATAATAACCGAGGAACAGCAGATGGTATTATTGGAGATATTTATCCTACAAACAACACGATAGCAGGATTATTGCAGTATGTTGTTAATAAGATTTATAGCCTATTAACAACAGCAAACAACTTAAAATGTAGAATTGCAATTGTAACACCACATTGTGCAGGTAAATATCAATTTATTGACGCTGACGGATATACTGAATATGCACCCGGTACAGGCAGAACAATGAAAACACTTGCAAAAAAGATTGAGGAAATTGCAAATCTCAACTCACTACCATGTTACAATGCTTGGGAAAACAGTGGTATTAATAAATTTACTTGGAATGTATTTTCTGCATCTCCTAATGCTTATGATGCAAGTGGTAGCCAAGGTGGTACATATCCTAACAATTATGACCAGTTACATCTTAATTCTTCAGTTGGTTATCCACATTTAGGAGAAAGAATTACTAGTTTTATTGAAACAATATAATTCGTAATATGAATAAATGATGTACAAGCTTAATAAGAAGGTGAAGTAATTTTTACCTTCTTATTTTATACTCAAAAATTAAAATAGTGAGTTGATAAATTGGACTTTTTATCAAGAGTTTATGCATTTAAAATAACCATTTTAAGTTAACTTTGACTTTTAAGAATGGCTCTATGACTAGGTTTGAAGATTTAGTTTCCGTAACAAATGTTATGTCACTCACTCAAGATAAGACTTAATTCGTAGTTTATCTATTAACTCAAAAATCAATAAGAAAAGCTAATTTTAAAGGTTTGAATGAAAATTTCAAGCCTTTTTATTATGTAAAAAATTAAAAAGGAAGCGATGTATAAATGAATGAAGACTTAGGTGAAAATCTAGGTCTTTTACTATGTCCAAATTTAGAAAGGATGGTTAATTACGAACAAATATTTTGCGATAAATCAAAGAAGTTTAGCTGACGCACTTGTATTTTTAGGATTCAATTACATGAAGTTTGATGATGAAAAATATGGAAAAGTTTATTCTTTTGTTAATTCTGAGAAGTTGCAATCATCAATTCATGAATTAAATAATTTAAAAAATATGACAAATAATTAAGGAGTGTGGATAATTATGAAAATAGGAAACTTAGAAGTATATGGAGTTGTATATAAAATAACAAATTTAGTTAATGGAAAAGTTTATATTGGACAAACTATAAATGGATTTGATAAGAGATATGAAAGTAAAGGAATAGATATTGAAAGAGTTTATAACTATTATAATGGACGTGAAAGTAGAAAAAATGAAAATGAGTATATAAATATTCATCTATTAAAATCAATAAAAAGATATGGATTAAATAAATTTAATGTAGATAAAGTTTTTGATATTGCTTTTTCTAGAAATGAATTAAATATAAAAGAACAATGTTGGATTAGTTTCTATAACTCCACTGATATAAATTTTGGTTATAATAGGGACAGTGGAGGAAATAATTTTAAACGTTTAAACGAAACCAAAAGAAAAATTAGTGAATATCAAAAAGGGGAAAGCAATGTAAATTCTATAAAAGTCATTTGTTTAAATACAAAAGAATTATTTATATCTGCAAGTGATGCAGGAAGAAAATTAAAAATTATTCAAACAAATATTTGTAGATGTTGTATAGGAACATTGAATTATGTATCTTCTCAAAATGGTGAAAAATTAGTTTTTTGTTATTATAATAATTATTTAAAAATGAATGAATATGAAATAAATAAATTAATATCAAAAGCTTCTAATGGCAATAGTTCTAGTAAACCTAAAATAGTTATTTGTGTAAATACTTTGAAAGTATATTATAGTATTGGAAAAGCCAGCAAACAAACAAATGTTAATAAAGGGCATATTGTTGATTGTTGTAAAGGTAAAAGACAATGTGCGGGAAAGCTTGAAGATGGTACTAAATTAGTGTGGAGATATGTAGAAAATTTAAGTCCAGAAGAATACATAAAATATGATATAGAAAATAAATTAAAAGGAGGAAATAGCGATGAACCAGTGGAAATGGTGCGTTGAAATTGATGGAAAAGTTATTAAAGGATGGTATCAAGATACTAATAGTGG